CCCAAGCTACGCCGTGATGTAAGTAATCCCAAGTCCAGCCAAGGTGGGCGCAAATCGAACCCCGGCGGCCGTAAGGACTATTAAGCCCTATTACTCTATGCGCTCCGTCCTCGGTTGGGTCGTTCTTGCGCCGCTCATCAAGCGCATAGAGTTTATAAAATCCCCTAAGTTGCTTACGCTGGTTACGGCTTCGGAAAGTCCTACCAATTTGGAAGGTTTAATAGTGTGGAAGAAAAGGGCCGTAAGCCGGTCTAACTCCTTATCGTCGTTGTATTTTTTTACCCTTCCACCCGCGCAAACTTCGGTAACGTGGTAATCTTCGCCCAATACGGCAATAGCGATTATTCGGGCCATACGTGCGGCGTTATCTTTGGCTATGCGCTTCGCTTCCGCCAAGGTTTCCGTTCCGCCGGCTGTAAGCCGTTTTTCGTCTAAGCCCATTTCTACCCATATCGCGCTAAGTCTGTCAAGAACCGAAAGCGTAGGTTCCTGTATTTCGAAGTCTTCCTTTACCGTAATTACTTCGGGACGTTGGAAGAATCCTTTAACGCCTTTTTTATGCCGGCGGATTTTATGCGTAACGCTGAACTTTATACCTTGCTTTACCAAAAGGTTAAGTTCTTCGCGCTCTAACTCTAAATCCGTTTTTTCTCTTATCGTATCGTCGTTCATATCGTCGTTAAATCAAGAAAGCCCCCGAAACTTTCATTTGGGGGCTTTCGGGTTAAAGTAAGGCTTTCCCCGCGTTATGCCTGCACGTCTGCGGCGGTCATAAGCGTAGCGGTTATTTTCTTAGTTCCCGTTTTGGTCGGCTGCAATACGGTACCGGCAACCTCGATAAGAAGAATACCGCTTTTACTGAAAGTTGCGTTAATCTTACTTACGAGTTTCATGCGCGGAATCTCGAATTTAAGGCCCTGTTCCGGGGTAATGCGTACCGACTTTTCGACTACGGGGATTTTATCCGGAGCTTCCCATTTATCCGGCGTTGAACCCGTGCCGGGGGTACCTACGCCGCCCAAAAGGTCGGCAAGAACCGTAACCGAAGGGTTCATAATCGAAAAGTTGAAGTTCGTTTTTCCGCCCCGGCTAATGCTTATTACGGGGTCGTCCACTTCTTCGGCGTAGTGGTCGGTTGTTTCCGGGTCTTCCTGCGTCATCGTGCAGGTGTCTTGGTAGGTATAACCCAATACGTCCAAGGTTTCGCCCATACCGCCGTCCTCGGCAATTGCTCCTACCTCAATCTTGGAAAGACCGATAGTATAAGTTTTCTTTGCTGCCATTGTCGTAAATTTTAATTAGTTCGTTGTATATTCCATTCTACCCGCAAGTTGTTGTAATGCTCGTTAATGCCCGGTTCTTTAATTATGGCTTCCGTAGAAACCCGAATAGTCAGCCCGGTAATGTTCGCCGATTTTAGAACCGATAGAACAATAGCCGTTAGTTCGCGTATTCGCTCCCTATGCGCCTTAAATTGTTCGGTTCGGCCTATCCTTTCCTTTTTGTCGGGGACGTGGATATTTACGTTTGAAGTTCCGGTTTGCGGTACTTCGTGGTTTAGGAATAGGTTGTTAATTACTACGTCTTCCTTCCCGGAATTATCCGGCCGTTCTCCCTGCACGAATATTCCGCCGCTAAGGGCCGCTTTCAATTCGGCCGAAGCGTTCAGAATCTCAAAAAGAATATCATCGGTTTCTATACTCTGCATACCTCTTTGTGTTAAATCCATAACCGGCAATGAAGCCGGCCGAGGTCGAACTTTTCGCAAGTTCCGGTTACTACAACTAAGCCCGTTGCTTTGGCTGCTTCTACAAACTCGGTATTCGAAAGCTGGCTAACGTCTACCTTCTCCCGCGTTACAATTACCTGCGTGCCTTCGGGAATTTTGGCCGTACCTTTCGGTAGCTGGATAAGCGAAGCGAATACGCGGGTTTCTCCGTCGGCGGTCTGAATTGTCGAACCTTTACCGTTGGTTTCTTCCCGGCAAACTGCTTTTAACTCCCATGCGGCGGCGGGCGTTTCCCAAGAACCGTTAGGTAATTGGACGCTTTCGCCGTCGTGCTGCAAGGCGTACAAGTATTGCGGGTATTGGTAGGAAGTCGTTACCATACGTTGCTTTTGTTCCGAATTTTGGGCTTGCCGGCCGGCGTAATGCCTAATTCCGTGCAAGTCGCGTTATACCAAAGTTTGATAGCGTCCCAATTCCAACTAATGGAATACCCGCCTTCTCCGATATTGGCAAGGGGGATAAGCGTTGTAAACTCTCGGCAAATGGCCGTTTTAGCCTTCCGCACGTCTACCGGTGCGTCCGGGTCGGGGATAAGTCCGCTTTGGTTGCAAAGTATCAAATCCACGTCGTCCGCCGATAGCTGGAATTTGCCGACCGTCTTAGTAATCCATTCTTTGTAAGTCATCGGGTAAGGGTATTAGGATAGGGGCGACCGTTGCCGGCCGTCCCTTTCCGGTTAGTGTGTCCAGGTGCTGTTAGAAGTGTCCATAAGGAAGGAACGGCCCGAAGAAAGCCAAGCCGGGAAAGCGTTTGCAATTCCTACGGTAACTTCTTCGATAGGTTCCTCGGTGGAATACTTCTTTACGCAGGTGTGTCCGTTCATAGCTTTGATTGCTACGGAACCTTTAAGGTTCATATCGGCCGGCTTCTTCCAATAGGTCGAACCGAGTACCTTGCTTTCGCTGAACATTACTACGTCGTCGGCAAACGGGTTTCCACTGAACGGGCGGCTTCCGTCGTCCTTCTCAATAGTAATATCTTGGTCGATAACTACGACCTGTAAGCCACGCAAGTACGCCAAACCCTTCATAGCTGCGTTTACCTGTTCCAAGCTCGGCGTTTGTGCGATGTTCAAGGCGTTAGCCGCGAACGAAGCGGAAAGTTTTACTACTTCCTCGGTCTGAGCCATAAGCGAGAAGGTGTCAAGGTTCATAAAGGCGTACTTCAATCTAATACCCTTCTTCTTGGCCTTAGCTACGATAGCCTTAAAGTCCTTGCTAAACGGTTTCGCGCCGGTGGTGTTCCAAGCGGCCGAGCCGGTCTGAAATCCGACCTTCTGCGTTGCGTCGATTTGATAATCTACGTCGTACTCGGTAATTACGCTATTGTTGTTTTCGTTAGTAAGCGTTACTTTGCCCAACGAAATAGACTGCAACGCAATCCATTCCAAACGGGCCGCTACGCCGTCCCAGCAAAATTGCGTATCTTCGGCCCACGCTTCTACCAACGCCCGAAGGTCGGGGTTCGCGGAAGTCATGGCGACCATAATTTCGTATTCGTTAAGCTCGTTTTCGTCCTTGGTGCGCTTAATAGCCACCTTCGGAATATCGCCTTGAATACGCGCAATAGCTTCGCGGGTCTTTTTGTTGATACTTGCGCCGCGAGCTACAAGGTCGCCGGCAATCTTTAACCCTACCTGCGTTTCAAGGGCTTTCCACGTCATCGTGTAATTCTCCTTCAAAGGGAACAAGGTAGGATAGTAATACGGGTTAAGGTCGTAGGTATTAACTACAGCCTGCATATCCTTTTCGGTAATGCCAATCATTAAGCTCCTTTGCATAACTTTTCCCGATTAAATTAGATAAACTGAATACCGGTAAGTTTGGCTTTCACTTCGGCACCGATAGGCGGGATATTGCTTTCCCGAATCTGCCCAATAGTCCAAGCGTTTACGATATGGTTGCTAAGCGCGTCCACGTCGTAACTTTCGCCCACAAGGGCTACCGGTGCGTATTTGAAGGCTGCCCCCGAAGCCCCGGCCTCGGCTGCGAGGTAAAGCGAATCGCCGGCTTTTGCGGCAACTCCAAGGGTTGTACCTACTGTAAGGTCGTCTTTGCTGCCGTCGCCGCTATTTGTGGCGATAGCGGTAATAGCGTAGGCCGCCCCGCCGGGAGCCAGCATAAGTACGTCGCCGACTTTGAAGTTATGGCCTTTCTTTACGGTGTAGGTGGTAGCGGAGTTCGTAGCGTCGTCGGTAAGAACGGCTACTTTCACTACATGATAAAGCCCGTTTTCATCTTTGCCAACCGGCGTACCTTCGTGCAGAACTTTCTGCGTAAGGTCGTCGGCAGAAACGGTAATACCGTTCGGAATGTCGGCGACCTTGTGGGTAAACGCACGAATTACGCGGTTATCCTTTTTCCTGTCGATTTTAAGCATTTCGAAAGTTTTTTAGCGTTAAACCTCTTTGCCGCCCAAGCCCTTATTTGCGGCTTCTGCGGCCTTTGCCTGTATGTAGCTTTCTACGCCCGCGCTTACTCCGTCCTTGTTGGGGGAACCAAGTACCGGTTTTTCGTGAAGGCTTAGGCCCCGGTCTGCCAACTCTTGGCCGAAGGCTGCTACGTCGTTCTTGGTTTCGGTCAGATACTCGTTAAAGGCGTTTTCGTCGGCAAAGCCGCCAAGTTTGGCTACTCTGTCGAAATCTTTAAGAACCTTTGCTTTATAGGCTTCGGGTACGTCGGCAAGCTCTTTAACAAGCGTTTCCCGGCGGTTGGCGGTTACGGCCGCGCTTTGAAGGCTCGTTACTTCGGACTGCAAGCCCTTAGTAGCTTCCTTTACGGCGTTCGTAATCATTGCTTGCACGGTTGCAGCGTCCAAGGTTCCGGCCGGTGCGGGTGGGGTACCGCCTTCTTCCGGTTTCTTTTCTACAAAGTCGTACTTCTTACGCAGGTTGTCCTCGCGCGTTTTGTTCGCTTTGTCTATTTCCGCGTCCGCGTCTTTGCGCCAATCCGCTACAAACTTCGCTACGGCTTCGGCGGTAAGTTTACCTACGATACCGGTAGCTTCTTCCTTGGTATTAACCTGCATGGCGATAACTCGCGCAAGCTGGTTAAGCCCGTCTTTTCGCACGCCCGGAAACTGTGTTTCAAGTAGTGCTACAATTTCGTTTAGTTCCATTTTGATTTTTGTGATTTAATTAAACCTGCAACAAAGAAACGTATTATAGTAATACGAATATTTGTATAGCGTTGCAAGTTCTCTACACTCGTTTCAACAATTCAACCGTATGGGCCTATAAGGGGCTGGGGTGGTCTTTGGTTGCCTCGATAGTTGAAAAGATAATTTCACGAACAAATAGCAATGCAGTACGAAAGATAGCAAAAGAAGGCGATTTTAGGCCGTTTTATTATCCAAACAAGGAAATATACCAGCCAACCGCATAAAATCGAATGGCGGGCACGAGAAAGGGCAAAAACGGGTATTCTTGCTTCGTCGGTTATCCGGCCCTTCGTGAATAAGTAGAAATATGGGAATTTTGTTACCGCTGTGTTACTATCAACATTCTGCCGGCGGAACTACCAACATAGCGGCGGTTACTATCAACATTCCGGTAATGTTGGTAGTTAATGTTGCAAGCTGCCCGGTAATGTTGGTAGTTCGGGGCGCAAGTCGAAAGCCCGTTTTCCCTCTCTTTCCCCCTACACCCTCTTTCTCTCTATATATATCTTTATCCTTATATTTATCCACAGGGGCTAAGTAGCCCCCTGCCAAGGAGCTGGCAAGCTCCTTGTTTGTGTGTGCCTTAATAATTGATATTTAGTTATTTATAATAGTTTGATAAATGAAGGTTGCGCGGCCCAAAATAAACCCCTCGCTTGGGGCTGGTTAGGGGGTGGGCTATGGCTTACGCATGAATTTCGCATAACCGCAAATAATTGTATTATAAGATATTAAGCAATAAAGCAAACGTAACTATCTGATTCCGAAGTACAATAGCCCCAAGCCTGCCGCCGGGCTGGTGCTGGTCTGCTCCTGCGTAGGGGCTGGGTTGCCCCTGCCTTGCTCTTTGCGCGATTTTATGCCGTAAAATAGTGTTGTTTAGTGTTTTTGCAGTATATTTGCAATGTTTCCGGGGAGAAATCCGGGGACGCTTGTAAAAGCGTATAGGTATCTAAGTTTGAAAATCGCCAATTAACAAACCGTAATAGATAGACCTATTAACGCCTGCTTGCTGTATATCATTGTTCGATATATCGCTAAGCGTGGGTTATGGTTTATTTTACGGTGGGCGTTTGGCGATGCCTCAAACTTGTAAACCAAGAAAGGCCCACGCTTTTTTATTTGTGTAATGCCTGTTCGGGCCTTGGGGTAATAATAGTTTTCGATATGAAGAAAATTTACTTTTGCCTTTTGGCCTGTGTAGTGGCTTTTGCCGGTTGTTCCAAAGATGAAGACCCCGGAAGAAGTTACACAGAACAACAAGAAAAAGCCTTATCCGTATTTAATGGGACTTGGGCCGATACGCAATTTTCCAACCTTGGCGACTATCCCGGTGCCGAATTGCAACCCGACCCGGATAAAATCATATTCGGAACCCAAAACAATAAGCCCGTAGAAATCTACGAAAACGACTTTATCGAAGGCGAACGCTTGCTTTTCTCTGCCTTCGGCGAATTGGTTTACCATAGCGAGGGGTACGAAGACGTACCGTGTTTTTATTGGCTCTCTAACGCGGCCGATGAACTACGCCTATACCGGACTTCCACCAAGAAGCTATACAAGAAATTCGCGCTTTCGATAAAAAGCGATACGAAAATGAACCTTCACGACCCCGATTTATCGTTACCGTACATTTTCGTAAAGCAATAGTATGAAATGGATAAAAAAGCTATTTTGTGGCAACACCGAGGCTACTCCTTCTAATATCGAAGCCCACAAAGACGAAATAAAAGTACCTGTATCTTTTTTATCGGCTCAAAACATCGTTTACGCTGGGGAAGAAGTCGGCCTTTCTCGTTTGGCTTTCAAAGCTAAACAATTAGGGAACAAATACGTTACAATAGATAGAAATATTTATTACCAAGCACTTAATAACATTGCAAAAGGTAGACGGCTGGATTATTCAATACAAAGAAGCGCAAAGCTAAATTTGCTTGGCATTAGGTACGAAAAGGAAGGGAATATAGAAGACGCGGTAAAAGTCTACGAAGAAAATATAGCGATGCGTTCCAACGGTCGCCACGCATACGATAGGTTGAAAATTATATATCGACGACAAAAGGATAGGGAAAACGAAATCCGGGTTTTAAGAGTGGCTATTGGTGTATTCGGGGAAGATTCGGAATATAACGAACGCTTGCTTAAACTGCTATCTAAAACAAAGGAGCCTTTTTAATGCCGAGAAACGCCCCTATTTTCGTGCATCGTCTTTGTGTAGTATTAAATACCCGTCCGCCAAACAGAACGCCGTAAAATGGAAATTTGGGAAAAATAAGGAAGGAGTAGCGCGGTGCTACTCCTTCTTTTCGTCTGTATCGTCGTCTTCCGCCATTGCGTCGGTTTCTGCCTGCCAACGGTCAATAGCGGCCGCGTTCCGCTCGTAAAACTTTTGCCGCTCTGCTTCCGGGGTATTCGCCCAATCCTTTATAGCCTGTGTAAACGGGTTCTTCGGGTCAAGGGCTTTTAATTTCTCTTCGTCTGTCATAATTCCCGCATTTTAACGTAAATAGTGCCGAACAAATCCGTATCGGTGCTTACTATCTTAAACTTGGTACCGTTAGTAAATAATACTTCCTGCTGGTCTTCGGTAGCAAATTTACCGTTAAATTCCGAAATATCGGATATGTCGCGGCCGTTTTTACTCTGAATCTCAAAAAGTATCCGTACTTCCGACTTCTTCAAATCCCGATAGCTGGCAAATCGCCAAGCTACGGCCGGGGTCTTCGTCGATGAAGTGAAAATAGCGTGTTTTATTTCGTCCCTGCCAGCGTAAAGGCGTTCGTAATCCTTCCGCTTCATAATCGCGCCTCGGTAGACGGTTCCCCGATACTTCGGCAATTCTTCCAACGCCTTAGCCATAAGGGAAGCCGAAGCCTTGTTAAAGTCGGTAAGGGTGCCTTTATCCAACTGCTTATTAAGCTGCCGGTAGTTCCCGCCTTGCTGGGTGTAGTGATGAAGGGCCGCAAGTTCTGTATTCTGAATATCCGGGTAAAGCGTACTAAGCAATTGCGTTGCCCGTTCCATTGCTTCGGCTGTGCTTCTTGCTCTCGTAAACTTCCGTTCTTCGGCGGTGTAGGTGTTTACCGGCAACGTGCCTATACTTTTACGGTTATCCCGAACAAAGTACGGTAAGGTCTTCCAACCTTTCGAGCGTTCCTCGTTTTTGGCTATCCAATCGGTCAAGGCTTTCGGAACCTGCGTTACGGTGCGCTGGGGGTTCGGTTTCCAATCCTTCAACTTTCCGGCCTTACGTGCCCTTATTCGTTCCCTAAAATCGCTTTCCGAAATAAAGATAGGCACCATTTCGCAACGGCAATGCGGATGCCAACCCGTCCAAAGGAAAGTTTTAGGGTATCGACCGGCTAATACGTCGCAAATATCGTATAAGGTTCGTAATTTACCGTTAATTACTACCGTATGGTTATTGCTCAACCGAATTTCGTACCCGATAATAAGGGGGTTATTTTGGTAGCTTTCCCACTCTGCACGGCGGTAGGCGGCGTTCATTTCGGTAACGGCAAGGCGGCGGGCGTTCTTGTACGCCGACCTATATACACCTTGGCCGGGGTGGTACTGTTTCGCCGCTTGGCTTAATTCAAGTTCCCCGGTTTCCTTGTTGCGAACCCGTCTATAAAGCGCGTCGGGATTGTTCAAGTACCCGCGAAGGCTACGGCTTACTTCTTCCGGGCTTTTCCCTTCAAGTATGCCGTTTTGTATGATAATTTCAAGTTCTTGTTTCGCCTTCGCCGTCAAATTCCAAACACGGGTAGATAGGTTCATACCCTCGCGGCTGGCATTGGCGTAGGCATGGCCCGTTGCTCCTTTGGCCCGGTGTGCCTTTACTGCCTGTTCGCAAATGTCGGTAGTTTCTTTCCGCCGCGTCGAAGTCTTCCCGAATACTTCTAACACCTGTTCCTTTACCCGTGCTTCTCCTTTGTCCCAACTTCCTATAATTCCGTTCTTGGTAATAAGGGCTGTTTTGCTGCTAAGGTCTTTTAGGTACCGGTCTAACTTGCGTTCGGCGGCCGGGTTCCCTTTCCAGGTAAAAGAAGCCCCCGATTCTATCGCTTTCCTAACCTCGGTAAGTTTTAGGGCCGCGTGATAGGTATTGCCAAACAAGGCGTAAAGTTGCTTTTCTACGCTTGCTATATATTTTATAACTTCTTGCCTTTTATCCATTACGCCCTAAGTTCTTCTATTGCAATTTGGATATACTTACTTAAAATTGCGTTTAACTCGCTGCAAGGGCCGCTAATTACGTCGTACCCCTTGCTTTCAACGTATAGGGCATAATCGGCGGCGGCAACGATAACCGCTACTATGTCGTTCGGGTATTGTGCTGCCGCTTCTTCCGCCATACGCTTACCTTTTTCTACGCCTTCGCTTCCTTTCTCCCCGCCGGTAGAACCGAAACTTTCCGCTACCTTTTCGCCGTGATTGTAGATAACAAAGCCAATCGACGAACGTAATAGGTGCGTTCGGTCTTTGTAAGTGTTCAATAGTTTAGCGTTCTGCGTAACCTCTAAACAAGCCATTTGCATAGCGTCTACAACGGTGGCAGTTATGATGTCTACCGCTTCGTAAACGCCTGCAAATAGCTTATCTATGTCGAATTTTGCTACTATGTTACCCATATCTTAATTAGATACTTGGTTAGTAGTTATACGGTGGGTTCGTAAATAGACGAATAGGAAGCCGCGCTTTCTTCGGCTTCTATCTGTTCTATCTCTGCGTCCGTGTCGTTTACCCAGCCCAACTGTTGTACGGCCGTCTTCCGCGAACAAATAGCCTTCTGACCGGTGGCCGAAAGAAGAAGGTTTACGTTCGCGGCTTCGTCCTCAATCATAAACGGCACTATTTCGGGTTCGATAATAAGGCTACCGCAAGCGTCTACAAAAGCCTTATCCTTGGCGTTCATTTGTGCTAAAAACGCCTGTATTACGCTTAATCGACGCTGTAAATAATCGTCGAACACCTCGCATTTGTCCTGTACTTTTAGGTGCGCGTCCATAAATAGCAACTTCAAGGCTACACCCGAAACGGCCCCGATACCCTTTACCGAATCGAAAGCAATATCCGGCGTTTGCGTAATGGTGTAAATCATACGCAAAAGGGTTTCTATCTCTAATTTGACGCTTTCGGGGGCTTGCGCCCAGCTTAGATATTGTGCGGTCGCGCCTTCTTCGCCCTCGATAACGGCCCCGCTTTCGCCCTTCTTGGCCCAACCCAAAATAGTACCCGTAGTAAAGATTTTCGGGCTTGCGTGGTAGTCGTTGGTATCGGCGAAGTTAGAAAGCAACTTTTCCAAGCGGTCTATAAGGTTCTGCACGTCTTCCCATTCTACGGCGGGCTGGCGGCCATAGATAACCGGGATTTTGCCTATTTGGTTCTTCTTGGGGTAGCCGTCCAATAACTGCCATTGGTTGCTGGTAAGCGTCCATTTCCGTATTTCGGTATCGGTATAGGTTTCGAAATAGGTATGTTTTACCCCCGCGCTATCCTTTACGACGTATTCGCGGGAAAAAGCTACCATATCGCCCGTTTCATCGAAGTAGGGGTAAAGCCTATCGCCGAACAACGGGCTAAAAATGGCTACCCGAAGTTTGTGCGTTGAATCGAAGCCGTAGTTTTTCGTCGGTTTCTCCACCGGGTACCAAAGTTCGGCCGATTCCTTACTGCTATACATACCCCGCGCTACCTTTCGGTTAAGGGTGCGGCTTTTGTTATCGAACAAAACACGCTTTACAGCCTTCAAAACGTCGGCTTCCTTGGTGCCTTCTTCCGGTTCCGCATTAAGAATTACGGGGTTTCCAAACGTGAAGGCTACGGCCCGCTTTACTATAAGTTTCTGAATCGCCAAGGCTACGCGGGCTACCGGCTCGATACGGAAGTTTTCGGTTTCCCCGTCGCCATTGGTAACGGTCTTTATGTTCTTCTTTTCTTCGTCGTTTATATCGAAGTCGGAAAGGTCTACTTTTACCTTCTTATCCCTACGCTTTACCGGGTCGTTTACGTCGTGGCCTTGGGGGTCAAGCTGGGCGATATATTCGGCCGCGTTCGGCTCGGTCGCATTACGTCCGTTCTTCAATTCGGCAATAGCGGTACTATGGTTCTCGCTCGCCAAAAGTTCGTTAATCTGCTTGCTGTTCATTTTATTGTCTATTGATAGTTAAACATTATGCGAAATATCCGGCCGCGCTTTTCTTACCTGTAATTGGCCGTTGCTCTACGGTTCCGGTCAATGCGTCCGGCGCGTCATCGTGGGCGTTCTTGCCAACCTTCATATAGTGCGTAAGGGCTTGGTAGAAATCGGGCCACATTTGCGCCCACCCGCGCGGGAAATAGGTAAGGTTTTGCACTTCCGCGCTATGCGTAAATATGCGTACGGCTTTGTTTTGGCTTTGGTGGAACCACGTAATACGGGTTTTGTTGTTACCCATTAACCGGGCTTGTTTCTCTACATTACGCGCGAAGCCCCGGCCGCCGTTGTTGCTCTCTACTACGGCCAATTCTACCGCGTGTTTGGTTAGCATTTCGGCCGTTTTGGGTTCGGTGTACTCCATAGGTTTAGCCGTATAAAGCACGTCCAAAATAAAGTTTCCTATCTCGGTTTCAAGGTAGGTTATCGAGCAAAGGAAATCCGCGCCTTCGGCCGCCGTATCGGTATAGTTCTTAACCTTCCGTAGCTTGGTGGCCGGCAGTATGTCGTATTCCTTAAAAGGATTTTCGTACATAAGGCCCTGCAAAGGTTTGGGGTCTTGCTGGTAAAGGCTTTCGAATACGTGCGGGTTTCGGGTGCGTATGGCTTCCAACTTTTCTAAGTTGTGGCGTTCGGGCCATAGTGCCGTACCTTCTTCGCGCGGGTCGTATTCGGTAGGTGCGCCCTTCTTAATCGCTTGGTAGGTTACTACTACCCACCCGTTCGGATTGTTTACCGGGTCGTATATTCCTTGCTGCTCCAATAGGCGGCCGGCTAAGTCCTTTTCGTGCCAGCGGGTAAATACTATAAGCTGCTGGCTATTGTTGTGTAATCGGGTTTCGGCAACCGTATCGTACCAATCTTCGATAGCTTCCCGAACAACTGCCGACCACGCCGTTTTAGCGTCCTTATAAATGTCGTCCATTATCAGGGTATCTACCGGTTCGCCCGTAAGCGGGCCACCTACGCCGACGGTCTTAAAACCGCCCCGGTGTCCTACTATTTCGCACTCGTCGGCATTGCGAAGCCATGCACCGGCAACGGTCGTAATGTTCGATGAATTAAGGCGCGTTTCCGGGAATATCTCGGCATATTCCGGCGTGTCTATAATGCGCTGTATTTCGCGGTTGAACTTACGGGCTTTCGGTGCCGAATAGCTTACGACGGCTATTTTATTGTCCGGGTTCCGGCCAAGTATATAAGCCGGAAGGCGGCGCGTAGAACCTTCGCTTTTGCCGTGCTGGGGCGGCATGAATACCATTAGCTTTTTAATCTTCCCTTCCGCGAATAAGGTTAGAACGTGGTAATATCGTACATGAAATTCAGCAGGGTCGAAAGTAGGCATAGTAGCACGGGTAAACGGCAAAAGGTCGGTACGTGCTTCGCGTATCAACCTTTCCCGCAATGCGGCTATATACTCTATTTTCTCTTGGCGCGTCATTTATCTAATTTCTTTTCCAATTCGGCTATACGTGCGTCTAATTCTTCGTCGGTAAGCTGCCCGAATAAGTCCTTACCGTCCTTGCCTGTTACCTCGTTGTTCTGCCTGTTCTTCCAATTCTCCGGCTCTCCGTTGGTTAGTGTAAAGATTATCGCTGCCGTGTCCGGCTGGTAGTGTTTATCGACTATCTTTTGTTCCTTTATTCGCGGTATCTCCTTGCCGTTTATGTCGTACTTGCCGGAACCTACCGTAGTGATGTGTTTTTCCTGCACCGTGTACCCTTGTATCTTTCGTAGAAGGCTTTTTTTCGCTTCGGCTACGAAGAAGGCCATACGTTCCGCTTCGGCCTTTTTTATATTCTCCGAAAACTCCGGAAACCGGGTAATCCAATCGTAATAAGTAGAATCGGAAATTTTAACCATACGGCATACTTCCGCCACCGTATAGGTGTCGGTAGCGATAAGCGAACATATCTTTTCGGCTATCTTCTTATTGTATTTCGTCGGTCTTCCCATTACTTACTTATTGCGGTAAATCGTCCCCCGCGTGTAATTCTCCAAATTCTTCTTTAATCGCCTTCGGGTCGCCTTTGTAGAATACCAATACGTCGTCGTGAAGGCCGCTATTCGCGCGGGTCTTATTGAACTGTTCTACGGCCTTCGTTACCTGCACTTCTTCGAATTGGTCTACCGTTTCTTCTACCGAACCTTTGCAAAAGACTAATACGTTTTGGTGTAGCTTGCCAATTTTGCGGCCCGTGTTCATCTGCTTGCGAACCCGGATAGCAAGGCTTGTTACCTGGTTTACTAAAATCAAATGGTTATAGTAGCTTAGGCCGCACTCCGTAAAGGCTTCGATAGTGTGGCCTATGAAATTGCGGTAAATGCCCTTTTTATCTCGAATATCCCCAACTACGAAGACGGCAAAGCGGTTGTTCTTCAATCGGGCGCAAGCCTGCTTTATTGCGGCTTTGTAGGCTTCCAAGAACTGCGGGTAATCCATATTGGAAATATCGCGGGGGTCATTGCTATATACTTCCAAATCTGCGTACGGCGGGCAAGAAAATACCATATCGAAATCGCCGGTAACGCCGTTCTTTTGTAACACGTCTTCAAGCTGCGTACTATCGCCAACCGTCCAACGCGGCGCAATGTCGGCCGGCATGTTACCTAATACTTCCTTCGCGTTCTCGATATTGGCTACTACCTGTTTCTCCCGAAGGTCGTTACCAACGTACGGCATATTCAATTTTGCCGCTACGATACCGCGAACACTTCCACCGGCGAAGGGGTCTAAAATGCGGCCGCCCTCAATATTGAACCAACGGTAGGAAAGTTCGGTTAGAACGGGGTCGAATATTGAAGTAGTCGCCATAGCTTGTATTCCCTGCTTCTCCATTTCCGCTAACAATTCATCGGTAGACGGTTCCCGCCCCAAGGTTTCCCGAAGTGCGTTTTTGGTATCGTAAAAGGCAGGCGGTTGTGCTGATTTGGCAAATGTCAAATCTTCGTCCCTGCCTTCCTCGCTCTTTATGCCTATTTCCAACCAAGCGCGGCGGCGTTCCTGCCATTCGGCCGTACGGGTATTAAGCACGGAAAAAGGCGGCATTACGAAGTCGTCTTTAAGTCTTCTAAGCTGTTCTTCGGTATCTTCTTCCCCTTGGCCGCCTTCTCCGCCGTAGCCTTCCAATTCTACGCCCCAATCGTCGGGGGCTATATCCCACTTATCCGACGCTTGGGTAAGTGCCGCTTCGTCCCAAGCCAAGTTAGCGGCCCCGGTCGCATTGTCGGCTAAGGCAAGTTCGCGCCCTTCCCGCGTGTCTAAATCTATGTCGGTACGCTTTACCGCTACTATTTCTTCGCCGGTGGTTTCGACTATCAAAACCTTTTCTAAGCCAATTTGCCCGGCGTTTTCTACGGTCTTGTTTCCGGCTATAATACGGTTGTTCTTATCCAAAAGAATAGAACGGCCCGCCCCGAATTGGCGCAGGCTCTTTTCTATCAAACTTTGGCCGAACTGCGTACCCTTGTTAAAATTCACGTCGTCCGGTACAAGTTGGGCTATATCCGCTTCTATAATCTTCTTCGGTGTCATAGGCTCTACACGATGAAGTGGAAGACTAAGCGGGCCAATAGTACGTTAAGGACACCGGCAAGTACACCGACTACCGAAAAAATGAAATCCCAAACTTCCGGGGTTCCTTTCTTGCTGAAATTGTCGTAAAGCTCTTTCCCGGCGGCGGCCGCAATCCCGGCGCAAAGGCCATAGAATACACCGAAAAGCCCCACGAAGAAGGCGATAATAAAGCCCGCCGCTAAATGTAGCCATTTGTCCGAACTGAATAAGTAGCCCTTAAAGGTCGTAAGAGCCTGTAAAATCTTTTCTTTCATACCTGCGTACGTTTATTTGTGTGTAAATATTCGCGTTACGCAAAAATAAAAGAAGCGTATTATTATAATACGCTTCTTTATCCAAGAATAATTAAAAAGTTACCAACATAGATGGGGGATATATGCCCGTATAACCTGCTGGAAATCTTCTAAGGAACGGCAAACGATGTACTTATTACCGTGCGCTTCGGCCAACGCTTGCCACTCCTTTTGCGTGGGTGTCTGCCGGCTGCTTTTGCTGGGGGTCTTAAACTCGATACAAAGGGAATGAAACCCGCCGGAAGGGTAAAGTAGGATAAGGTCGGCAACCCCGGCCGTTACTCCTTCGCCCTTCATAATCGCGGCTTCCTTTGCGTTCCTCGCCCCGCCGTTCGGAACCGCGAAAAGAAGGCGGCCTATTTTCGGGTACTGCAACCGGAACCAAGTAACGCAGTCCTTCTGTATTTGGCTTTCTATATGTCGCATTTAACCTTTGTTTTATACCAAATCTTATGTTTTTTACACGCTATCGCATTGCGACTTTTTATTACGTTCTGTAACTTGCAATGGTCGTTATTGCTGGTTGCATCTCGTTCAAGGTATATGCAACTCCAACAATGTCTTTTTTTGCTTTGTCCCATAAATTTTATTCTTTTTCGTATAAGCGGCAAGCCGGGTTAGTTACCTTTATTCGCTTCAATCCGTTACCCGTTCTTCGGCTCTTTTGAAGGGCGCAACTTTGCACTATCTTCGTGCTATGGTCGTTCAATTCCCAACGCTGGCGGTGCTTACAAGTCCGGCAAGTCGGTAATTCCTGTTTGGCTCCGGTTTTAACGGCGGCTATAAATTTGTCGTAATCCATAGCCGAATATGCCTTTAACCAATCTTCGCGTACCAAAATATCGCGCTGGAGAACATAGGCGTAGAATACGCCATTTACCCGGCACCCGCCCGAAAAACGAGCGACCGATAAATACGGCTGCTTCGTAACGTCGGCAACTACTATAACTTTATCTGTGTCGAACATACCTATTCGTGTTTAACCGTTAATAAATACTTCTGTTCCCGTTCGGCCCGCTTAATCAATCGTTCTATATCTTGCCCTACGTCCGTACCGTTCCCGTTCTGAAATCCCACCCAATTTTTTACCTCGCAACCTCTAAGGGATTTTACTTTAAGAACCTGTATTAACGTCGAAGAAAGACCGCTTAACCTACAAGCCAATTCCTTCTTTTCGGCTTTTAGTGTCCTTATTTCTTCCTGTAAAGCCTTAGTTTCTTCGTTCTGCTTCATACTCATTATTTTGCTTTCTGTAATCAAATAACCGGGGCTTTACCCCTTCGCGGCGCATAATCGAAGCAAGGATAGTTATTTCGCCTTGCGCGTTTTGTTGCTGGCGTTCCGCATCCTTAACGACGGTTATAACCCCGTCTTTCTCCCAAAGTAGCCCCCATTTATCCGGCAAATCGACTTCGGTTATCAATCCTTCGGGACTGCAATAGTACCGAAAGGCCCCTACGCCTTCTTCCGGCTGCTGGCGGAAACTCTTTTTTGCATCGGCCAAGAAGTCGGAACGCGAAACCTTCACTTCGATAAGAACCGTAGCCCAATAGTTCCACCCGAAAACGTCCGGGATTTCTTGGCTGGCCGTTACCAATTCTACGGCAACGTATGGGCAGTAGCTGGAGCCGAATTTTGGCTTTCGTAACCATTTCCCCGCTAATCGGCATAATTCCCGGTGTCGGCTGTTATCGTGCGGCTGTTTTGGTTCCGGGAAGGTGGGGGGCAGTATCAATAGCCCCCGGTCTACGTCCTTTTCTTCCCATAGCTTCGTTTCATTATGAAGCGGCCAATAGTGCGGGCCGCAACCCAATAACCGATAGTTTTCATGTATAGCCAAATAGCCCGCCTAAGTTTTCGTAATGCGTCCTGTACGCTACTGGCAATCCAGCGATGTTTTATGCCGTTCTTTGTATCTTTAAGTAGGTCGGCGTACGCTTCGGCTCGCGGACGGAAGTATGTATTTTCGTACATTATTCGCCCCGTGTGGGTGGTATTGGGCCAACCGTATTCCTCGCATTGTTCGGCCTTTACTGCCCAATTCTCGGTAGTAAATACCGGAAGGTTACGGGCGAAGGTGTCCGGTTCATCAATCAAGGCCCGAAGTACCCCGTTTTTTTCGTCTGCCTTAATACGAGCGGCAAGCTGTCCTATTTCACTATTTTCTCCGGGCGTAACCAATGATGAATAGAAAACTTTACCGGTTTCTATATTTATGGCTATAAGCCCGTGAACAAACCCGGAACCGATACAAATACAATCCCCGCCGTATTTTTCTTCGTTATATATAGCCACGATATACCCTATATCGTAATGCTGCTTTATTGCTTTGAATCCCATAATATCTACTTTTTAGCTTCTACTTCTTGTTTCGCACGATAGTTTACTACCGTTTGGGCTACTCTGAATACAAGCCCGGTTATTGCGTCGCGCTGGGACTTCGGCAGGCCGCTTTCAAGGTTCGCAACCTTTATAAAAGTTTCCCTAATACCTTCTACCGTAAATATTCCCGCATCCTTCAATGCGTCGTACGGTGTCCGGCGATACCTGCAACCTTCTTGCGGAGCCGGTCGGTTGTTATAGGCTTCTATTTCGTAGCCTAAGAACTCGTTAAATTTGTCGTCTTTAATTATGTCCTTTACTTTCATCGTCTTTATCTTTATGTATGTTATAATCTTTATTCGCGTCGTAGCCGCACCAAGTACAATAACCGAGGGCTACATTAAGCGCATAGTTTTCGCGCTGGCATTTGGGGCATATTATAAGCCCTATACTTCCGTCGTCGTCCCTATATAGGCCATTCGGCAAATTGTCGCTTCGTGTTCCCATTAGTACCGCCTTTTTGTAAAGTGAATAATAGCGAAGTCAATCGTAACGGCAGAAGCAAGCCCGGCGAACTGCGGGTACTTCTTATCTGTTTCGGCGAAAATCGGCGCGAACCATGCCTTAAAATCGTCTACCGTAAGCCCGTCGTTTTCGGCTAAAATCTCCAGGGGGACGGGGTGGCCGTCTACCTCTGCCGTATAATCGTAATAAGTGGCAGTTGCTATCGGTTTATCCTGTTCTTCCGCATAGTGATTTATTACACGACGTTCGCGCCGTAACGCCAACCTTTGCACGCCTACAATGCCGGCCGGAATCTCGGTTATAACTTCTTGGGGGCTTCGGTATGGCTTCGCGCTCCATTGGCGGACGCTAAGAACTCCACCCGTAGCCGTTATTTTTTCGATTTTTGCCCGCCAATACCCGTAATTGCTTCGGCAGGTGTGTACCTTCCGCCCGTCGGCTACTTTGGCTATAAAGCCCGTTTCTTGCCCTTTACGGGGGTGCTTCGGGCCGAAGTATTTGCCAAGTGTTACTACTGCTTTCATACTATTGTGTTATTAAAACGTCCGACTTATTCACGGTTACGCATATTGGCTGTAATGGCTGGTTAAATGTTCGAAGGGCTACCCAAAGTTCCCCGGTTTCCGCTATCTTCTTCCGTTCTTCTTCGTCCAACTCAAAGCAAAAAACCGCCGTTCCGTCTTCTGATTTATATGCAGGAAGGGGGTAATATTCGGGTTGATTTTCTCCGTAAACTGCATTTACTTCCTTAAATTGTTTTGCTTTCATACTCAATATTTTAATTAACTTTTGTTCGGTTATAAAGTAGGTGCGTATCTATTCCGGTAGCGTTAAAGACCAAGGCCCGAACGTCTTGCCCTAATTTTTCTACGGCTTTTAAGGTGTCTTCTTGGCTAACTCCTTCGGCCTGCTGCTTCTCGAAAAACTTATCTAATAGTGCGCTCATAAATATTTTTGTAGAAGCCCGGAACCCTTCTAAGGTGTAATTCGGTTTTGCTCCGTTAAATGCTTCGTACTCCCAAAGGGTAGCTTCCATTTCTTCAAGCACGGGGCTTAATTTCTTTCCTATCATATCGATAATTGTTAAAATGGCAAATCGTCTACTTCTTCGGGTTGCTGATATGCCGGCGGCGCGTAAGTTGGTGTAGCGGCCGAAGTCGTTACGGCCTGCTGGGGGGCTTCTGTTTGGTCAGCCCGGTTTCCGCCTAAAAGCTGCAATTCTCTAACCCGGCAATTTATACCGGCTTGCAATGCTCCGCCGGCTTCATATGCCTTGGCCGAAAGTTCGCCGCGAATAAATACGCGGGTACCCTTCTTCAAATAGTTAATTACCTGGCTTTCTCCGTATTTAAGGCAACTTACCCAAGTCGTACGTTCGTGTCGTTGCCCCTGCGAATCTTTATAGCTTTCGGTATGGGCTACGCTGAAAGCTATGTACTTTTGTCCGTTAAGGTCTTTAATAATGGCGTCCGCTCCGAGGTTGCCAATTGCTTCTAATACTAACATATTGCTTTAATTATTTGGTTATTAACTCTATTCCTTTGGCTACTACTAACGGCTGTTCTTCGCTTAATTTCCCGATAAAAGCCGTTATAATTCGCCCTTGGTCGGGGTTTATGCCTAACGGCGAAAATGTCCCGTTACTGTTCTTTACTACCAGCAAAATAGCTCCTTCCGGCAACTTGCTTAAATCCTTTGTTTTCATTTTGTTTTAAGTCCTTCTATCTTATAAAAACCTTCTTCCGATGCTTCGATAAGGTTGTACCGGGTTGATTTTTTAATTTCGATACCTATACGGCGAAACAAGGGCGCAACCCGAATACACGTAACCGAACAAGCCCCATTTTTCCGTACATAAACCCGGAAAGCGTCGGGGTCTGTATTATAGGAAACTTTCAAGTGCAAAGCCCCGCGTTCATCGTGGGCCAATAGTACCCCTTTATGCTCTGAAAGGTTAAGTTCTGCAACTGCTCGGCTACTGAAAAATAAATAGCCGGTAGAAGCCAACGTAACGAACATTTTACCGGGTTTCGGTGGTTTAATAATTCGTAGTGTCATTCTATGCAACTTTTAATAGTTCGTCTACAATTTCTTCTACCAAGGCTTCGCAAAGAACACGGGCTATATTCACTTCTACCGCATTGCCGATAAACTTCTTTTGGTCGGCTTGCGTCCCTATAAGGGTGTAGTTTTCCGGGAACCCCATAATTCGCTTTAACTCGATAATTTTTAACATTCGCATTTTTATATCGACGATACCGTAAAGGGCCATAAACTCCTTTATTTTCCGCATTGGGCCGCTATCGGTTTCGTAAATCTCTATTGCCAATTGTCCGCACTCCGTAGCAATAAGGTACGGGGGCTTTTTATCCATTTTGGCGATAAGGGTAAAGCACGGCTTTTCGACGGAACCGCCGGCGTTAGAAAATTGAGGGTTCATAAGATACCATTTGCAGGCTATTACGTTTTGCTTGGGATTCGTCATTACCGCCGGGCAAGGGTTATCCAAGGATGATAATTGCCCGCCGCCGCTATAATTGTTCGCTATAAATTCCGGCTTTACCACCGAAAACCTATCTTTCGTTGTAATAGTGGGCGAAGGCATATTTACGGAATGATTATTACCGTTTCCATAGTATGCCGAAAGAAATTCGGCCCCTACTAAACTATGGTGGTCTACGGTCGTAATGGTTCCCGCTACGTTGTCTACGCTGGAAACCTTGCTTTCCGGGTGTCCGCTAAAATGCTTTGCGAGAAAATGAATGTTCGCTATCCCTAACCTGTTTTGGCAAGCTACGGTAGGGCATGGTTCATCTATCGAAGGCGGGATATGCTTCCCCGTCTTCTTATTGACTGAATTATATTTAATCAAAAACGAATCCTTCCCGCCTGCTACGAACTTTATAAGGCCCGCGTATATGCGTTCCAAGGTCTTAGGCGAAAGCGGTTTTTTACGATTAAAGATACTTTCCCCTTCATCGGCAAAGTCCAAAGCTTCCTTTACGGGTTTCCACTTCGCCAAGCTGCCGAAAAGGTCGCCGCCCCCGGTCTTTGAGTGGGTAGGCTTCGGCCATACAATAGGTAGGTACGGTTTGGCAAATATCCCGAAGAAACGCTTTCGGCTGGTATATGCCCCATAATCCGCTGCATTAAGTATTCTATGGTCGAACTTGTACCCGTAGGCTTTTACGTTATCTACCCAATTGGTATAAAGCCGCCCTTTGTCCCTGCTAATCGGTTTTCCGTTTTCGTCCAAGTCGCCCCAGCTCATAAATTCTTCTACGTTCTCGATTTGGATATAATCGGGGGTAAGAGCTTCTATGTACCTAAACAAGTGTTCGGCAAGGGTACGGCTATCTGCGTCGCGGGGCTGGCCGCCTTTGGCCCGGCTGAAATTGGTACATTCAAGCGAAGCCCAAAGCACAACTTTCGCCATAGGGTACATTCGGCGCATTTCGGCGGTATGTTCTGCCAATGGGCGTAAGTCCAAGGTTCGCATATCTTCCGTATAGTGCTGCGCTTCGGGATGATTGGCCGCGTGGCTCGCTATGGCGTTCGCGTCGTGGTTTACGCAAGCTATAACCTTCGCGCATTTTCGCTCCTTATAGTTGGCCTTCTCTACGCCTGTACTTGTTCCACCCGCACCGCAAAACAAGTCTATATATAGTAATCTAATGTTGTCCATTTCGTATTATAGTCAGACGCTTTCGCGGAAAATTAGTCTTTTGATAGGTGGGCTTTGACTGCGTTTGCATAAGCCCTAAATTCGGGGGTATATCGGTAATCATCCGGGTACTTTCTGAGGTAGTAGATAATAGTAGCATGGTTCCGCTTCATCTCTTTTGCAATCCTTACCACCGTTGCCCCTTCTTCACGGCATAGCTGGGCGAAAATCATACGGGAAAAGACGTGTTTTTGCTCTCTACTTTCGCCTATAATATCGAAGAATGAAACGCCCATGCCTTCGGCTATCGCCTGCTTTATGTGCTGGAAGGCAGGTACTTCTTCGTAAATAATTGTCTTTCCCGTTAGTTCGGCTAAATTCTTTTCAAGCGTAGCCCCTTTGGAAAATCCCCAATCGGGCAACAAATAAATAGCGTCGCACCCCATAAGTAGAAGAACGTCCATAGCTACATGGGCTTCCCAAGAGGCGGTAGCCGGAATACCGTTTTTAAGCGGGTTTATCACTTCGTAACCTTGGGCTTTTAACTTGGTTTCCGTTTCGTCGAACTTTGCCGCTACTTCTTCTATTGGTAGGCCGCTAATTCGGCCTGAAATGTATATCTTTTCCATATTGGCTATTATTTTCTATAAGAGTAATTTTCAAACGCTATTCTGTCGAACATTTCCGTAAATCGGTCGGCTATCCGTTCGCCGTATTTATCTGCCAGGTCTTCCGCGCTTAGATTGCTGGTCATAATTGTAAACTTCTGCCGGTCATACCGGTAGTAAATCGTATCGACAAAAGGACTAATTTCGTTTCCCCAAACCTTCACTACGGAAGGTTCCGTACCTACGTCGTCAATCGCCAATAACTCGGCTTTCTTAATGTAGTCGAAGCGTTCCGGCTGGTTCTTGGCTATGTCTGCAAGTTCCAAAGCCGATACCGCCAAAACATTTTTACGCCGGTCTGAATATAGGCTTTCGTACAGTACCCCTATAAGGCTACCTATTGCACGAACTAAGGTTGTTTTGCCATTGCCTACTGTTCCATGAAGAAGAAGCCCCGGTTTATGGTTTCCCGTCAGCCATTTTGCCGCCTTTTCTATATGGCTTTGGGTTGCTTCGTCGTCGATGAACTGCATACGCCGCCGCATAACTTCGGCTATATAACATTCGCGCAACATTGCCGGCACGTCTTCGGTGTATTTATCGACCTTAAAGCGTATCGGTATATTTCTTTTTTGAAGTACCGCCCGGAACCGCGCCAAGTCTACCCGTTGCGGCCCCTGTTTGTTGTCCTTTTCGTCCATTTCCGCTATTCCCTTTTTCGTTACGCTCCCAAGTTCTAACCGCTGCTCTCCAATCCTTCATACAGTTGCGGCCCACCTTCCAACCGTTAGAAGTATAGTAATCTATCCACGCTTGCGGGTCTACGTCGTTGCCCCGTTCTTGGCAATACGCCGCAACTTCTTCTAAGGTAGGTTTCTGAAAGATTGTACCGCCTTTTGTTTTAGGGGCTGCCTTACCCTTGCCTTGGGGCTTGCCAGCACCTAACGTCGGCCCTTGCGGTAGCTGGGTAATACCTTCGTTCAAAACCCGCATAAGGTCGTATTTTTCAAGTTTTTGCAATACCGATTTATGCGCGTTGTTCGTAGGGTTCAAGTTCGATAACCCGCCGTACTGAAATATGATAAATTCGGGTAAAAACGCTTTGCTTCCGTTATTGAAGAAATGGATTCTTCCGGCAAAGGCTTTTTCGAAGTCCTCTAAATCGTACGTTTCGCCGCAATAAAGCCCGGCTACCTCTAAGTCTACTTCCCATATTCCGGCGTTGTCGCACTCGCAAAAAAGGTACACCCAAAGCAATTTATAAGCGGGCGGTAAGTCCCTTATAAATCGTTTCTTAAATAGGTCGGTATCTATAAATCTTTTTGCCATTTTGTTACTTTTGAAAAGCTACCCCGGCCCGGAAACCGGGGTAGCTGGGTTAATACTGCTATTGCTCGATAATCGCAATTTCGGGGCTTAGTTCCCGAATGCGGGCTACCTGCACGTCTATAATTCGGTCGCGCAGGTCTTCCAAAAGCTGGCACGCTCCGGGGCTTACAAGTTGTAGGGTTACGTCGCGGCCGTTTACCGAAGCGTAAAATTCCACTTCGATAGTTTCCGCCGGCATACCTTTGAAAATCGGAATTTGAAGGGTAAAGGCTTCCGGCAGGTTACTCATAACCACGCCGCTATAATTGTCTTTGAAGTCGCCCTTTTCGCTCTTTTGCTTCTCTACCTTGGAATTTACGGTAGCTTCGAAGTTTTTAAGTTCGGTTACGAGCTTCATATTCGCGGTTTTGTCCGGGAAAAATGCGCGGTTCATTTTGAAGAACTGCCCCAACTCGTTAGGTTCCCAACCTTTGCCGGCGTTAATCCCAAATTCGGAAAATTTGGGGTGCGTAGTCAGTTTTCCAACGATTCGCCCGCGTCTATATTCGTCGTCTTCGTTCGTGATAAGGGTAATACTTACCTGTTCACGGTCTACTAAGACGTGGCAGCGCAACGGGTTAATTTGTTCGGAATCGTACCGCCGTAATTCCAAAAATTCAACCGGCGCACCGATAACACCGGAAAGGTCGATTTTTACCGGGGGCTTGGGGGCAAGAACTGCGGGGGCCTCGCCCTCACGTACGATAATTTCCGCCTGCGTAGTTCCTTCGGGAAGGTTTACTACTACTTTTTTGTTTTCGTCCATACTTTTTTACTTGTTGATTGTGAAACTTTTACTTGGTTTGAAGTGGGCTACTTCGTGCGCCGGTACGATAATCGTAGTACCGGCGGTAATGTTACGGGCTTTCTTTTCGGCCCGTTTCTTCGGCTGGAAGGTTCCGAAGCCACGAAGGTAAACGGGTTCCTTGCGCTGTACGCATTCCTTAATTGCGTCTAATGTGGCTTCGATAATCGGCCTTACGTGGCTATCGTTTTGCCCGGTCTTACTGCCAACGACTGTAATTAAATCTTGCTTCGTCATTGCTTTGCTTTTTAGTTGTTAGTACCTGTTTTTCTTCCGATTTGGAAAAGTGTTGTTTGTAATTCTTCGCTGTACGCCGGCCGGCTCTCGATAAGGTCGCCGTTCTCGTTGTAGTAGCCGACTTCGCGGGCTTCTTGGTCGATGAACTTAAAGCACCTTTCGGTAACAAATTCGGCTTTCTTCTTCAAACCGTCCAAGGTCTTTTTTCGCTCCGTCGTAAGGGGTTCCAAACGGGCCTTAAAGTCCTTCATCGCGGCCGTCTTTTCTTCCTCGATGTCGTTAATTTCGATGTCCGTTTCCGAAAGGCTTTCTTTCATGCGGGCCAATTCTTCCGGGGTAAAAGGCTTCATATACCCCTTTTCTTCCACCGCGTCGCAGTTATCCATAAGGAAGGCTACGCGCTTCTTGCCTTGTTCAAGGTCTTTCCCTAATTCTCTTTCCATGTTGCATTATTTTTTGATTAAAAGAAAATCGTTATAAAGACCTTCGAACTGACGGCCCGCGTACGTGGCGAGTTCACGGGTTTTATAGCAAAGCCGGGAGCCGACACTCGCACACGTATACGAAGCCGCGTTAGACGTATACGCGTACGAAAAGCCGGCATCCGCGGGATTATACACGAACCAAGGCCAATATTTGTACTCGTTGCTATTGGCCCAATCCGGCCGCCAACCTTCGTTAAGGGCTTCGGCAATGGTCTTTAACTTGCGGTAGGCTATTTCGTCCTTGGTAAAGCCTAACTTCGCTAATACGGTTTCGTTCATCGGCTCAATGCCAAGCACAGCGCAAGCGTCCGCGTAGGTCTTTACGCGCTTGGTAATGTCCTTCGGGGCAACCATTTTTACGGCCTGTAATACGGTCGTATTAACCCCTAACTTCTCGGCCAATCGTTCGGCTTCCTTGCTGGCAGCCTGTTCGTTCTCGTGTTTGTACGTCGGTGCGCCTTGGCCTTCGGCGTAAACCATAAAAAACTGCTTTTCCATTTTGTTATTTGTTAAAAAGTGAACTTTGTTTTTCTTCCCTCTTTTGCTCGTAAAGTATTCGCCTTTGTCGCGCAATACTCAACCGGACGGCCCTAATAGCGTCTTCACGCCCTTTTAGGCTTTCTTCGTACTCCAATAGTTCCGCTTCGCTTTGGGCGATAAAATACCCTTCGGAAGTGGCTATTAAGCCCGGTATAAGGTCGTTTGTCCTTATGTGGTTTATAATCTTCCTTACCCGTGCGTCGTTTAGTTTATAGGAACCTTTAAGGGTATTTACGATATGCTTGTTTGTAACGGCATTTTCGCGCCCTATTTTCGTCCTAAGCCCCCGTACGAGAAGCGGAAGAAGTACGCCCATTTCGTAATCGTTTAAGGGCTGCGTTTCTTGGTCAAATCCTTTAATCATATCAAAAGGGGGTTTTGTCGAAATTGATTATTAGCCCCGCTTCGGCTATATGTACGGTCTTACCGGTTGCGGCTCGCACTCCGGCCCGGAATTGTTCGGCGTTGCTGTTACCGTCGGAAAGGTGGATAAGAACAATATTATTTACCCCCTTTATATCGTTGGCTTGTAACGCCTGTACGCAATGGTCGTAGCTTAAATGCGATTTTAGCGTACGGTTCCGAACAACGGCGGGAATGCGCCCGGCCGCTATATTCGCGTCCAATAGGTCTAAGCGGTAATTACATTCTATCAATACGTTATTAAGTCCTGCAAACTTGCAAGGCAAGTAATAGGTATCGGTAGCGAATAGGATATTACCCGTTTCTTCGTGATTGATGAAGAACCCCAAAGGCTCGGCGGAATCGTGCTTAGTCCCGAAAGGAATAATTCGGAAACCGCCGAGGGTAAAAAGGGTTCCGGCTTTGCAAACATTCGCGCGGCGCGGGCCTTCTATTGGGGTGTTCTCAATTGTACCGGCCGAAGCGTAGACGGGTACGGTAGCTTTCAATACTTCGTTAATGTAGCCTGCGTGGTCTTTGTGTTCGTGGGTAATTAGGCAGCCTACAACCTTCGTTATATTGTAGTCTAACGCTTGCTTCACGCTGGCGAACCTTACGCCCGCTTCCAATAACAAGGCTTCGCGGTCGTTCTCCAATATGTAGCTATTTCCGTGGCTGCTACTGCCTAATACTTTTAGAACCATTGTAACTACGCTTCTACGATTTTGCGAAATGCTTTACGCTTCCTTTTTAGCGGAAGGTTCCGGCCGATGAAGTCCATAGCCGTAGCGAATTTGCCCGAAAATCGAATAAGGGCTTTGTCTTGCTGGGCTACGCTCTGTTCGTTCTCCTTCGCCATGTCCGCCGCTTTGTTAATCCGGGCGTTCATTGCGTCGATGTCCTTTGCCGTCAGAATGGCAATACCAAAAATTACTTTCATATTAGAATCCAGGTGTTTTAAGTGGCTGTTTGGTTCCGTTCGTTTCTGCTTGGCCGAAATCAAGTGTTCCGCCGGTATTGGCGTTATTCTGTATTTCGGTTTCTACCTCGTGGGTAACGTCCTTATATTCCACGTCTTCAACGGGGCCGCTTTGTTCATCAGCGTCGCCGAAGTCGCAACCGGTTATATACTCGTAAAGGGCTTTTTTGGCGCGTCGTTCGGCTTTACCCCGGATTTGGTCGGGGCTGCTGTAATCGTCCTTCTTCACGGTTGCCACTATTCCGAAGCTGTTTTTTTCTCCGTTGTACGTGTAGCTGATTTTGCAAGGCACCTCCGCAAATCCGGCGGTTTGGCCTTTGTCAAATGATACGTCGATGAAGTATTTTACGCCGAGTTTCCGAAGAAGGGCCGTATAGCCTTCCTTGGTCGGGTACATTCGTTCGGCAATAATATTAAATTGGTTGCCGGTCGGAAGAAGCCCGATACTTACCGCGTCTATAATCGCGTCCCGAACAACCGGGATAGTATAAAGCGGTTGTACCGTCCCGTTTTTACGCGGCCGCCCGTTACGGTCGGTAAGAAAGCCTACCTTCGTGTTCATAAGCGGCATAAATACACGCTCCATTACTTCGTCGGAAAGAGCTTCGCGCAAAAGGGCAATTACGTTTACGGCAGTAAATGCCGCGCCGAAGTTGTTTACAATCTGCAAGGCCGAAGCGTCCTTACAGGCAAGTTCAAATTTCCGCTTTGCTTCGTCAATTACGGTTAATCCTTTTTCTTCTGCCATAACTCATAATTTTTATAGGTTGTTATTCGTTTTCAAGAAGTCGGCTTAACTTCTTCAAGGTCGCTAATTCCATAGCTTCGGCAGCAAGCGGCGCGGTTTGTTTTTCGGTGAAGAAATTCGCCAACCCCTTTATTACTTGCCCACCGTTACCGCCTACTGCTATTACGCCCTGCACATTCTCGCTTTCGCCGTCCTTATTGTCCTTAACGTCCGTGCCGATAAGGATAAAGGCCCGGCCTTCGTTGTCTTTTACCGCCTGCGTAAGCGTTTCGGCGATTTGCTCCAACTGCTGCGCGAACTCGCGCTTTTCTTTGTTCTCGTTCATAACTTTAATTTTTATAAGTGGTTAATGGTTAATTCTCTGTCGGTGGTTACAACCAATTTTACAAGCTGGGAAGCAACCGGGAATAGTTGGTTTACGCTTTCGGCGTTGTCGATGAATACCGGTGCGCTTACCCCGTGATACAGGCAAAGCGTGTTAATGATGTCAAGCCCGGCGTTTATCTTTCCGGCAGTATTGAGGTCTGCGTACTTAACCCCGTCTACCATTGCGATACAAGTAGGGGTTTCGCCGCCATTTAGCTGGGCTTCGAACATTCGGAAGCGGACGGTTTGGAACTTACTATTTACCCGGCGTTCTACTTCGTCCATTCGGGCCTTATTAAGTTCGTCTATCGTAAATTCCTGCTTTTCTAAGTCTGCTTGCTGCTGGGCTAATTCCTTTTCCCGCGCCAATATTTCGGCCTTCTTTGCGGCGTTCTTTTCAATGGTAGCCCGAATATTTAGCTTTTGTTTTACTTCGTCCAAAAGGGCCGTAAGTTCCCGTTTCTTGGCGGTAAGCTCGGTAGTATCGGCCGCCGGTATATCCGAAATGGTAGCGGATATTTCGGCTATCCGGGCTTCTATCTCCTTCCATTCGGGTAAGTCTTCGGGGATAATGTCGGTAGATACGGTTACTTCCGGGTTGGCGGCTATTTCCGCTTCCAAGTCCTGTAACTTCTTCGCGTATTCGGCTTTCTTGGCGGCGATAACTTCCATACGTTCGGAAAGTTGGGCTTCCAATTCCTGTAACCGGGCTTTCTTTTCGGCTATTCGCTGGTTTAGCGTTTTGCCTTCTTCGGTAATCCGGGTAAGGTCGCGGGTCTTGGCTTCGTCGAATTTGGCCCGCGCCTTCTCTTTGGCAATAGCGTCCATACGCAAAACGCTTGCGTCCGAGCATAAGGTTTCGTATATCGGGCAAATAAGGCCGTCGGTACTTACTTTGTATTCTTCGGCGTTCCGCGTATTCCATTCTTCGCGCTTGGCTTCCACCTTGGCGGATAAGCCCGCTATTTCGGAAGTAAGGGTTTTAATAGTATAGCGAATATCGGAAAGGCCGTTTTCCGAAGCGGTATTATAATTTTCTGCTTCCCGCTTGGTTATTTCGTAGCTGGTCTTAACCTCGTTACGTTTGGCATTCTTCTCGTAGCCTTCCTTTTGGGCCGCCTGCCTTGCCCGAAAAATTATATCTTGCTGCTGGTTCCGAAGGTCGTTAATCGCTTTGCGTTTTCCCTGCACCCCTTCGTAGTGTTTGCGGGCCGTTTCTGCAACGTCCGTAATAGCCGTTTCCACTTCTTCCAATTCGGCGGATAAGCGTACCTTTTCGGCTTCCAAGGCTTCGTAATCCGGTGCTTCGGGCGTAACGCTGTCTATTGCGTTAATCTCGATAGGGCATTTCCCCAAACCTTCCTTAATCCGGCTTTTGCGGTAGGCTATTTCTTGCTTGAACTCCGCCAAATCTTTACCGGAAAGCAGCGAAAGGATAGCCGCAAAATCGGCGCGACCGGCGGCCACTTCTTCGTATGTTACACCCCCGGCAATGCGTAGCAATATTTCGCGCTGGGTCTTCCAATCCAACGAAGGGAAGTAAGCCGGGTTCGTAATTAACTTAAAAAGTTGTTCTTCGGTTATGGCCGTTACTTTCTCTTGGAACGCTCCCGCCTTAATTTCTACGCCATTGCAGAAGTAATGCGTAGTATTTCCTTTAAGTTCTACTTCGGCCTTGCCGCGCGGTTTTACCCAATCTTCCGTAAGGGTGCGGGTAAGGGCTACTTCTTCGCCGTTTACGTCTAAAACCGCCGTTACGGAATGTTCCAATTTAAGTATAGGGTTCCCGTCCGGGCCGACCGTCTTAACGGTAAATGCGCCTTTCCCGCTATCCGTACGGTCGTTACTGTCTTTGCCGAAAAGCACCCAAGTAAAAGCGTCGAAAACGGTGCTTTTACCCGTCGCGTTTGCGCCGGCAATGGTGGTTACTTCGCCGAATTTTACGGCCAAGTCCCTAATACCCTTAAAGTTTTTAAGGGTCAATTCTTTTAATGTTACCTTCTTGCTCATAACAAGTTATTTATTTCGGTTGTTACTTTTCTTTGCTCGCTTTGCGGCCAACTCTAAGGCTTTTTCCGCATCTACTATTATCAACCTTCCGACCTGCCTATATGCGCCGTCGATTAATCCGCTTTGCTTTATGCGGCTGGCGGTAGTCTTGGAACATTTGAATAGTTCGGCAATCCCGGCCCGGCCGTAGACGTACTTTTTATTTGGGTCTTTGGTAACGTCTACTTCTATCCGGGGGCTTTGTCCTTTCCCTATTAGTTCCAATAATTCCCCCGCCGTAAGGTCTATAAGTCTTGTATTTAAGTCTGCCATACCTAACTGTCTTGCGGGTCTTCCGGTGGTGGGACCCGTTTTATAATGCGGGCGGCATTAGCGAAGTTGGCAACCTCTAAAAACAAGAACCAAAACGGGGCTTCCGCCGTGCTTGCAAGAAGGCAAAACGATATAACGAAATACCATACTATCGCCTTCTGTTTTAGCGTCAATCCCGAAAGGGACAATTCTTTAATTAGTTGCTTCATAGCCTTTGCCTTTTATAGTTCCCAAAAATCTAATTCGTATTCCTGCCGTCTTCCGGTTCTTCGTGTCGCTGTACGTTCGGCAGCCTTGCGGCTTCTGAACAGTCGGTAGGTGTCGCCTTGGGCGTACAATTCATGCGGTAGAATAATCGCAAGGAAGAAGCAGGCTATAATTGTCCGTTTTATAGGGGATAGGTCGAAAGAAACGCCGCAATGTGTGCAGAACCACCATACGCAAAGCTCCGTAGCCTTCTGTATTCCTATCTTGCTATAAATATTTCGCGCGGTATTCTCAACCGTTCGGGGCGAAATAGAAAGCCTGTCGGCCACTTCCTTTTTTGCGGCTCCCCAAGCCAACAATTCGGCTATTTGGGTTTCTCGCTGCGTTAGTCCTGCTTCGGCTCTCATTTCTATTTTCCCCAAATGTTTGTAGTAACGCCGTACTTCCTAAATACCAATTCGACGGCGACGGCTTGGCTTGCCTTGGGTTCGATACGTCCGAACTTGTAAGCCGCGAAAGTGTTGCGGTTGTTAATCCCCAACGCCTGCCAAAGCTCCTTAGTGGCGGCCTCTACGTCAATTTGTCGAAGCTGCATAAAGCCGGCGTTAAATCCTTCTTTGTAAATTGTCGTTTCGCTCATTTCTCAATATTGTTAAGTATGTATTCAATTGCTTGTTTATGGGAAGCAAAGCTATTCCCGTCGAACTCGAAGGTTTCCGAATAGGGGCCGCCGGCAACCTTGAAGGTGCGCGTTCCCTCGTAGGTCTTCCCGTTAATCGTAAAGGTTAGTTTTGAAACTGTTACCCTTTCCGTAACCCGTCCCCAAGGCTTTTTTACCTCGGTATTGCTTAGCGAAATAGTTTCGCCTACCGCGTACGAAAATTCTATACGCCTTGCTTTGCCATTAACTATTGCTGTCTTTTTCATCTTCTATTTGAAATATAGTGTTACTTGTAATCCTCTGCGTAGGCAACATTTTACGCTGTCTTTCTTGCTGTTAAGTGCGCGGGTAATGAATTTTTCGGTAAGCTCTACACCGATTAACCCCACCAAGCCGGAAACCCCTACAAGGCGGTTTATCCTTCTGTTTTCGCTGTCTACTCCGTAAACTTTCAAAAGGAAGTTTCGGTTAATAAATGTCGTATCGTACTTCATAATTCATTGTCGCTTAAATTGCTTAGGTATTTTTTGCTATGCCGCTTATTTGCTCGGAGCGTATTATTATTATACCTTTGCAATCGTATCGGTTACACAATGCAAATATATAGCATTGCAGTACAACAAGCAAATTTTTGCTATACAAAAAGCGAAAAATATTTTTTGAAACCTTCTAAAATCGTGTTATATGGGTGTAAAAGAAAGACTTAGGGAGTATATCAAAACCCTAAATATTAGTGAACGGGAATTTTGTAGGCAAATAGGCGTTTCGTCGTCTTATGTCAATAATATACGCCAATCTATACAGCCCGATAAGATGAAGGCTATCGGCGAAAAATTCCCGGAGCTTAATCCCATGTGGTTACTTACCGGCGACGGCACAATGCGGAACGGAGATAATACAAACCGCATTTCGGGAAATAACAACACCGCCGTTGCCGGCAACGGGAACCAAGTTACAACTAACGATATTGCGGGTTTGATTGAACTGCAAAAAGGCTATCAAGAAATGATAAAAGAAAAGGATAGCCAAATAGCCCGACTTATATCTGTAATTGAAAAGCTAAGCGAAAAATAAAGCATTGCAGTACGTTTGCGCTATGCAATAGTATGGCTTTTCATAGTACGCTTATAGGAAACGGGCAGAAATGCCCCAAATTTCAACGCAAGTATATATAGCTATACTTTCTACCGCCCAACGTACAAAAGTGCCTAAAATCAAAAATTCGATAAAAATAACTGTGCATAATGGAACCGGAAACAATCGAAATAAAAGTATCCGAATACTACGACCAACCCAAATATTACGGGGACATGCCGGAAGCGGTGTTTAATGCCTTGGAAGCGGCGTTTATTTCCGGCGCGGAAACTGCCATAGTGCCAAAGACGGCGTTCGAAATGATGTTAATGAGCTTTGAAAATGGGCGTAAAGAAGCCTAAGATAATAACCCCTATCGAAGATGGCGTAAACCGCCGTTTCTTCCAAGCGATAGAAGCCCTTGTTTCATTGGGCCGTTTGTCCGCTTTGGAATCCTTTTGCAAGGAAGCCGGGTTAAGTGCTTCCCGCTATCGGGAAACCCGATTTACTTACGGAGTAACCCCAAGGCCCGGTAAAGTTTCCCGCTATAAGTCTATACAAATAGAAGCCCTTTATTATTTGGTAGCCAAGTATTCCGTTTCTTCCGATTGGTTATTAACCGGCCGGGGTAATATGTTTTCAAAATGAAGCGGACTATTAAATTTAATCTATTCCCCAAAAAGGTAGGGGGTGTATTGGTAGAGTGTCGCCCTATTCGTATGCGTGTTTGCTATGCCGGGTATCGGGTAGACTTTCGGGTAGGGTATAGTATTGAACCGGAAAAATGGAATGAAGAGGAAGGCCGCGTTATCTCCAATACAAAAAACCGGTTCCGACAAACGGCCGGCGAAATAAATAAGGCTATTACGGCTTGCGAAGAACAAATAGAAGCCATATTTACCCGGTTCGAACTGCTGGAAAAGCGGGTACCGACACCGGGCGAACTTAAAACGGCTTTCGATGAAGCTACCGGGAAGATAACCCCGGCTACCGAAGCGGAAGAAAACGGCCAGCCATTCTATAAAGCCTACGCCGAATTTACGGAAACTATGGGCCGTTTGAATGATTGGACGAAAGCGACCTATACGAAGTTTAATAGCCTGCGTAAGCACTTGGAAGCGTTTAACAAGAACCTTACATTTGACGAAATAAACGAAGTTACCCTACAAAAGTTTATTACAAGCCTTCATAAAGCCGACCTTCGTAATACTACCATATCTAAAAATATGTCCTTTCTTCGGTGGTTCCTGCGCTGGGCGCACCATAAAGGATATAACCCAAGCAACGTACACGAAACATTTAAGCCGAAGTTCAAAGGGGCCGACGGAAACGCAAAGGAAATTATATATTTGGAATGGGAAGAACTGTTTAACCTGTATTCCTTCAAATTCCCGCCGTCCCGGTCTTCGCTGGAAGCCGTGCGCGATGTGTTTTGTTTCTGCTGCTTTACCGGCCTTCGCTATTCCGACGTGGCAAAATTGCGCCGAAGCGACGTAAAGAAGGATTATATAAGCGTGGTTACTCAAAAGACCGTAGACGGCCTTATTATCGAACTGAATAAGTATAGCCGGGCCATACTGAAAAAGTACGAGAATATAGGTTTGCCGAATGATAAGGCCCTACCGGTCATAAGTAACGTAAAAATGAACGAACACCTTAAAGTAATGGGGGAAATGGCGGGTATCGACGAACCTACAAGGGTCGTATATTTCAAGGGGAATGTTCGGCACGAAGAAGTATTACCGAAATACGCCCTTCTTACCACCCATTGCGGCCGACGTACTTTTATCATAAACGCGCTTAGGCTGGGGGTTCCGGCGGAAGTAATTATGAAGTGGACGGGACACAGCGACTACAAAGCGATGAAGCCCTATATTAAAATCGTCGATAAATTGAAGGTCGCCGAAATGGATAAATTTAACAAGTTCCCGATACCCCGAAAGAAGGGGAAATAAGCCGAACCCAAAAAGGAACCCAAATACGCCTTAACTAATCGGTAACGTATGGTTCCTTATGTTACCAACAATCGGGATAAAATGCTGATATTTCGGAAACTTGGTAACGTATGGTAGTTCGTTGTTCGTATGTTCTTACAGCCTCCTTCTCCTCCTCACTCATCTCGTCTATGATTTCGGGGTATTGAGCAACAACGGCCTCCAGTTCTGCCTCCTTTTGCTTGAGTTCATCCAGTTCTTTTTTTCAATAAAGTTTGCTGTACCAACTCAAACGGAATCACGCGCCCAATCCATCCATCTTGCACCTCGACATCCTTACCGTCTTTTTTCTTAATCACCATATTGGGATCTACTTTGCGAGTAGCCTCAAAACCTTCGGTCTGGATAACTTCCAAATCGGGTGCTGTTTTAGACCATTGGTCATCTAACACTTGGTAAGCTTGGTATTTGTCAATCAAAGGTATATTAGTCAAGCAACGGAAAATATCCTCACTAATCTGGTTTTCTTCTTGTGCTACCTTGACCGTCAACATATTTTCGATCAACTCACGATATAGGTATGACGAAAAATCAGAGAACGCACCATTGAATTGGCTGATAAAACTTTTCACATCGACATTGTCGG